GAACTCGATGTTGCCGGCGTAGTCCAGGATCATGCAGTCTGCTTTATCTGGATACAGCCGGGTGCCCCGGCCAATGATCTGCTGGAATAGCCCCGGTGACTCCGTCTTGCGCAGCACCGCGATCACATCCACGTGGGGCGCGTCAAATCCTGTGGTCAGCATGCCCACCGACACCAGATACTTGTAGCGCTGCGCCTTGAAGTCCTCTATCGCAGCACGCCTGTCAGGGCCGGCAGTGTTAGTGTCACCGCCCACCATTCGGGCATTATCCGGCGGCAAGCTGGCCATCACCTCGTGAGCATGCTGCACCGTAGCAGCAAAGATCATCACGCCCATTCTTCTCGCGCTCTGCCGGACTACATCGGCCACAATCTCGCTGGTGAGCCTCCCGTGGCCCTCATAGGCTAGTTCCTCGTCCTCTGGGCGGAATCTGCCGCCGGGGCCCAGCACAAGAGCGCTGGTGTCATAGTGCGCAGCGGTGGGCATGGTGGTGGGTGGTGTCAGGTAGCCGTCATCTACCAGGGCTCGAGCAGTGATCCGATACAGCAGCGTGTTGTAATAGGGCTCGTGTGCCGCCTCTACGTGCTCGCCATCCTCGTCATACTGGTAGATGTAGCCACGGGCTGTGCGGTACGGGGTGGCAGTCATGCCAATGACGCGTAAATACCTGTTATGTTTGCGAATATGCTCGATGATCCTATGGATCTGCTTCTGCCCCCAGTGGCACTCGTCCACTATAACCGCACCAAACTGCGCGCCGAACATGTCGATTCGGTTGAGCACAGTTTGAGGTGTTCCGTAAATCACCTGCTGACGCAGATCCCACCTGTCCAGGCTAGACGAGAATATACCTGCTGAACCAAGCTGCTGATATTTCTGCCAATTCTGCTCTGTGAGCTCTGCCGAAGGTTGCAGGCATAACACTTTTTTGCCGCTAGTTTCGTGCACCCAGTCGGCAATGTGAGCAGCAATCCAAGACTTTCCGCTGTTGTGGTGCCTAACAAAGTAGCCATCTAAATACAGGTGGTTCCCATCCAGCTCAAATCCGAAATACTCGCCAGGGGCGACCGGCTCAACTTTAAATCCAGTGACGTCTACGCGTTTAACTTTCTCTCGCTTCGGCGCTCTCTTTCTGGCAACTCGAATCGGAATGACGCTACAGTCACCACTAATGCTAACTCGATAATATACCCCCCTCATTGTTTGGCATGACTTATGGACGACTGTTTTATATGCCGCAAGTCCAACAGACCGACACAGATAGACAACATCATCTGCAAGCAATTCAGATTTGCTTATCCAGTCGAATCCGCCCTTTGACATGCTTCCATCTGTGTCCAGCAGCCCTGCAAGCATTTCAAGTCTTTGATTTGTGCTCCCTGTTTTATATGAGTGTGGAACATACTTTCTCCCGGCTAATCGCCCATACGCACCAACCCTTTCTAACAGTGTCTTGGCTGCATTCGATCTTGTTCTACTTGACAGAGGATCAGAAATCGATCCTTGGTAACAATTTTTTTCATGGCTGTATTTGTTTTTGAATTCACAACCAATGGAAGATGCCCATTCTGACACGGCATTGATAACCGTTTTTTCCGCGCAAGAAAACTGCATATGACCGTTTGCAAAGTGTCCATCACCGATCAGCACTCCCACTATATATGGTGGGATCGGCAATGACCGTTCAGGCATTTCTATCGAGCATCTTTGCAGTTTTGCTCGATGCTTGAATGTGTTGCTTTTTTTCAGATAGTCGAACACAGATATCTCAACATATCCGTGGCACTGATGTTTTCTTGCTGGCGTTATGTACAGGCTCAAAATGTGCCCGCCATTCACTACAAATGACTCTCCTTTCGTTGGTGTTATGCGGAACATATCTTCTCGCCCGCGATGCAACCTGATTACTTTTCTCGGGGTGGAATCATCGCCCATCACGAGATCGCCTACGGAGACATGCTCAACGGGCTTTATTGATCCGTCTGCCATCAAAATTGGGTGACCTTTTTCATGACATCCAGTAGGAAGCTCAATGCAAGCAGGCTCGACAGAGCGGCGCATCCAAGCCACCGCTCTGTCTACAGCCTCCTGCTGGTAGGGGCGCAGTGTCACGACAGCCTCCAGTGCTCCGAGCTCTTCCCGCGGTATGGCTCCAGATCCACATCAGGTAGAAGATCCCTCACCACCTTGCTGTAACTCACCGAGCCGGCCCGGCGCACCAGCGTCAGCTTGTGCTCGCCGATTTCTGCGCTGCGCCCGCCGGACTCCTCGGCCAGCTGCTCGATGATTTCCGCCTGTCTGGCCCTGGCGTTCGTGATTTGGGCTGCAAGGCTATGGTGCTCTGCAACCAGCCGGTGGTGCTTGGCATCGTCGAGGATCACGCGCTTGTCCTCCAGGTGCGCGGGGTTGTCCAGCTCGGCGGACAGCTCGGACCGGAACCTCTCAAGCCCTGGTAGGTGCTTTTCCAGCCAACCGGGCTCTGCATCCACCCTCTCCACCATGCTGGCGTGCGGCGCCCATTGGTAGAAGTGCGCCCACTCCCTGCCAGTGCATGCCAACTGTAACTGCACCTGCGCATAGTAGTGGCGCTGCTCTTCAAGCGTTTTGAATTGCGGTGGGTTTTTGTCACGCTGGCCGAACGGGCACTTGATCTCCAGCAGGCCTTGCTCTCCCAGCAGGCCGTCAGGGGAAGCACCAATCCAGTCATGTTCTGGATGTACGAAAAACCCGCACTCTTGTACATCAAAGCCAGACACGCCCATGTAATCCAGCAAGGCGACTGGCTCGTTATTGGTGCCCCACTGGGTGGCGACGTTGCCTCCCTCGAACTCTGACGGAGCACCGTGGTACTCGCGCACCATCTCCCGGATCAGATCCGCCCGCGTACGATGCGGGTCCACGCCCAGCACTGCACCAATACGGCTGGCAGTGATTCTGCCAGCGCGCGCCTTATGCCACTCTTTTGATCCTTGTTTCATGGTGTCACCTCAAAACGGCACATCTTCAAAAGAAGCGTCAACCGGGTCATTCTGCTGCGCCACGGGCTGCTGTACCTGCCGGGGCTGCTGTCCACCATTCGACGGAGCCACTGCCGACACCCAGTTGCCAGAGCGCTCTTCTCCAGTCTCCGTTGTGAGCTCCCACACCTGCAGCTTGATTCCCTGGATCTTGCCCACCAGGTTCACGGCCAGGTCTGAATCAGTGGGCTCACCCTGCACTTGCAGGAGCCCGCCCCCGGCGTTGGTGGCGATCGCCGCAAGCATTCGCTTAGCCCTATCTGCGCGCGCCGCATCATCATCCAGCGCGCGGATCTTCTGGAAGATCACCCGGTTTTTGTATTGCTCGGGCTGAATGATTTGCCATTTGATGTTGATGTATCTGTCGCCGTTGTATTCCTTCCAGCTGGCATCCTGAATCACTGCCAGGCAACCAGTGTTAGCAGGAATCGGCTCGAAACTTCCGCCAGCGGACTCGAACTCGCCGCCTACAGCCTTGTGCTCGTCGCTCCAGAAACTCATTGTTATTGCTCCTTACAGGTTGGGCAGGATGCCGATAAAAGGGTTTTTGCCTTGCTCTACAGTGATGTCCTCGGTGATGCCGAACCGGTTCTTGCTCACATTCGACGCGGTGGCATAACACACCAGCTGGCGAGTGCCATCCGACACCGCCTTTTTACGCTCACCATCGCCCGTGGTGTAGGTCCTCAGGCGCAAGAAGCCCACCAGATCGCTATCATCCACGTAGGGGGCCACGCTTCTGCGGCCCAGCCGGAGGCTGTAGCGGGTGTACGGGTCCTGATCTGGCAGCTCGATTGTCTCTGTGTCGGCGTGCGCCACAAAGACAACGTGCATGTTTTTGCGGGAGTTCAGCAGGCCGGCGGCCTTGCGCACCCTCTGGTGCATGCTGGCCACTGCAGCCAGGCCGGCGCCATAACCGCCATTGGCCTGGTTGATTGAGCGAGGTTTTTTCGGATCGCTATCGATAACGTGCTGGATAAACAGGCGCTCCAGAGCAGTCACGCTATCAACCACCAGCGTATGGTAGTCATGGTCCTCACGGACCAGCGCCATCAGCTGCTCCCATACATCGTCCGCAGACTCGACGACAGGGAAAGCGTCAGGGCGCTGCTCTTCAGGGATGGCCTGCAGGCCGTCTTCGGCGCGCAGGACAATGGGTTTCGGGAAGCTGGCGGCCAAGCTGGTTTTTCCCAGCCCCGCGTCGCCCAAGATGGTGATGATTGCCGAGCGGTCTTTGGGTCGCTCGATGGTGGATAGGGTGGACATTTCTCTCTCTCCTAGTTGCTAGAGGTTGTCACTATGGCTTACCGCCAGTATGCTTGTCAACTCATAATTTCAACCTGGAGAGACTCAATGACGACACAAGACGCAATCGAGCACTTCGGAGGCATCAAGCAGCTGGCTCAGGCTCTGGATATCTACCCGCAGGCAATCTATCAGTGGGGAGAGAGGCCGCCGCTTGCTAGGCAGTATGAGATTGAAATCAAGACAAAAGGGGCCCTGCAGGCTGACGAGGCAGCATCGAAATGAACCACCGCGCATTCGTCGATGCTGGCTACCGGATCTTCGGCCTCCATGGTATCAACCCGGACGGCAGCTGTGCCTGTATGGACGAGCGCTGCAAGGCCGTCGGCAAACACCCCCTATCCAGCTCGTGGCAGCACACTCCAGCATGGACAGACGAGCAGCTATCCACCTTCGAGCAGCTAGGCTGGCTAGACAGTGGCTATGGCGTGCTGGTCAGCAACCAGCTGGTGGTCATCGATGTGGACCCACGCAACGGCGGCGACAAGGGCTACGCCCGTCTGCTGGAGGACGTGCCTGCCGTTGCTGGGGCAGGGCTCATCGTAGAGAGCGGCCGGGGTGACGGTGGCAAGCACTTGTATATGCTGGTGCCAGAGGGCGTGTCCCTGGTGCAGCAGCACCACCGCTACCCTGGCGTCGATTTCAAGACAAGCGGCTACGTTGTTGGCCCAGGCTCTATGCATGCCGCTGGCAACCGCTACCAGGCTGTAGTGGGTAGCCCGCACGACATAGGAGAGGCACCACCAGAGCTGATAGAGATCCTTCGTCGCCCGGACTACGTGCGCGTCAAGCGCGGAAGCGGTGAGGAACATGATGTCTCCATGGGTGAACTGCTATCCATGGTGGACTCCATCCCCAACGACGACAGCGACTATGACACCTACCTATCCATAGGTATGGCTATCCATGACGCCAGCGGAGGCACCGACGAAGGCCTGGAGGCCTGGGACCAGTGGGCCAGGAAGTCCAACAAATACAACAAGATGGACATAGACAGGCGCTGGCACAGCTTCGGCAAGTATGGCGGCGCACGCGTCACGGCGGCCACGCTGTACAAGCTCGCTACTGAGGCAGGCTGGCAAGAGCCGGTAACCTTTGAGTATGACGGGCCAGCCCCACCAGAAGAGGACGACGAACCTGCCGACGCCGCGCCACCCAAGCCGCGCCACATGCAGTGGCTAGAGACGATGCTGGAGCCTCGCCTGGAGCGCGTAGAGCGCCTGGCTGCGCAACCCTGGCTGATAGACGGGGTGATCCCTGCCCAAGGGGTGGTGTCGTTGGTAGGCGGCTCTGGGGTTGGCAAGTCCTTCGTGGCGGTGGACATGGCGTGCTCAGTGGCCAGTGGGCAGGACTGGCATGGCCACAGCGTCAGCGAGCCCGGGTCGGTGGTGTATGTGTCTGCCGAGGGCGCTGGCGGCATCGACAAGCGCGTCCTGGCATGGGCGCAGGCACACGGCATGGACGACGTGCCAGCCCTACACATGCTGCTAGACGCGCCGATCATCGATGACCAGGGGGACGCCCAGCTGGTAGCTGAGACGATTGCTGAGCTAGCCAGGAGGACGGGTGCCAGCGTGCGCCTGGTGGTCCTCGACACCCTGAACCGCGTCATGCAGGGCGAGGAGAACTCTGCCACCGCCATGGCTGCGCTAATGCGTGGCGTAGAGACAATCCGCCAGCGCATGGATTGCGCAGTGCAGATCATCCACCACACAGGCCACGGGGAGCAGGGGCGCGCACGCGGGAGCAGTGCTTTCTTTGCTGCGCTGGACTCGGAGGCAACGATTACCAGGACGGGAGAGCAGGTTATCCAGGTCGAGAACACCAAGAGCAAGGACAGCGAGCCGTTCGCTCCAGTGAGACTCACCATGGAGCAGGCTGTCGTCCAGGGCATCCAGGACAGGGACGGGGGCGACGTCACCAGCCTGGTGCTGCGCAAGGCCACGATGATGGAGGAGGGCGTGGCACTAGGAGAGATGACGGAGGATGAGTCTCACGTGCTATCGATAGTGGACGAAATGGGGGTCGCAAAGCCCTATGAGGACATGCTAAGGGAAGCTTTTTATGAGCTCAAAGAGGGGCAAAGTGACAGGCAAAAAAGGGACGCATTCAGGAAAGCGATTGAGGGCCTGATCCAGAAAAAAAGAGCAAAAAGAGACGGAAAGTCAGCCCAGGGCAGGCCTCGATTTTTATTTTATTGATGCTGATTTTCGCCCTGTGCGGCAATCCGCCGCTGTTTTTGAGCCAGCCCCAGCTGACGACATATGCCGCAACATGGGGCTGGGATTTTCACAAAAGCCAAAAAGCTAAACAAATTCAATATGTTGCGGGCGTCGAGCGCGTGTCGTTTTGTGTGTGTAGCCCCATGCCATATGCCCCAAGCTGCGACGCGCCGTTTTGTGTGGGTGCCCATACACACCCCTATACCCCTTTAGGGGTATGGGGGTGTGGGTAGGGCCCAACAAAATATCCAAACCTAACTGGTGTGGTATGATGAAAAAAACGCAGAGACAAAAAAACGTTGAGCAGCTGGAAGAAATTATAAAATCAGTGGGACGGATCACTCCGACGGACAAGGTTTTGAGAGAGGAGTTCTACAGCAGACGAGAAGGGCTATCGGCCAGGACGAAACGGGATCAGTTCGCGCGGGCAGTGGCAGATTTAAAAAAACTGGGCCGCCTGGAAGGCCACGGCAAGGACAGGCACGGCAGGATTCGATACAGGGTGATAACCCCCAAACCCAAAACCACATCGCCAAAAACCACAGCGCGCAAAGCAAAGCAGAGCAGAGCAAAAAAACCCAGGGCGAAGCGGGCCAGGCCAGAGGCCCCCGCTGGCGAAGGCTGGTACAAGCACAGCCTGGATGACGGCTGGACGCTGTATGTGCGCCCCGGACAAGACTGCAGCAACTTCAAGCTGGTAAACCCCGACAGCAAGGCCAGGAAGCGCAATTACTGGGCTGGGTACAGCCGAACACAGCAGAGGTTTTCCAGGGTGCGAGACATGGAGCTTCTGGAGCAGCACCACCCACAAGTGT